TAAAGTTTTTGTTAGCTTTTTTAGAAAAAATACAGGAACATATACAGCTTATTGCGATGTGGTTAATGAAGCAGGTAGCACATTGTCATCACATAGTGCAACAGTATCTTTAAATGAATTTAATCTTTTGAACATTGGAACAGATGCAATTAACACATGGGCAGGAAGTACACTTATTGGAAGTACAGCCTATGGTTACAAATTTTACATTAACCGAAGTGGACATTCAAGCCGTAAAATATTTGTTCGACTTAAATGTTACCCAAAGTTTCAGCCAATTAACCTTCACTTCCTCAATCGCTTGGGTGGTTGGGACACCATGAAGTTTGCCCTTGCAAATAAAAGGATTTCATCTTTTGAAAAGCAACAATTCGCTAAACCACAATGGCAGACAATAGGTGGCAGCAAAAAGATAGCTGATTCATACAATAGGATTTCTGAAACCAATATAAACTTTAATATACAGCACACCAATAAGATGAACTTGATTTCTGATTGGATATCAGAACAGGATTCATATTGGGGGCAACAGTTGGTTGCAAGTTCACAGGTTTACTTGGAAATGAATGGCGGTTATTTCCCTGTAACCATTGATGATAATAATTACGAGTTCAAGTACGATAATATTAATAAGACTTTCAATATACAGCTAACTGCAACAGTTGGCAGAGTTATAAACAGTCAATTTAGATGAGGACACAGATATTCATAAATAACGAAGAACTTGATTTAATAAAGGACATTGATGCTGAATTTACATTCGCTATTGATGACATCGCTGATTTTGGTAGTAAAAATACTTCCTTTTCAAAGACAATAACAATTGCAGGATCGGCACAGAACAATAAAGTATTCGGTTTTATTTTCGATTTAGGGAACAGCAACTTTACGAACGATGCCAACCCAAACGTGGGATATGACTTCAATGCTTCTAAGGTTGCACCTTGCAGAATATTTGTTGATGGTATTCAGATATTTAAAGGTGTTTTAAGGCTAATGGAGGTTGTGATTACAGGGGCAGCAATAGAATACCAATGCTCTGTTTACGGTGACTTGGGAGGCTTTATTTCGGCTTTAGGGAATAAGAGATTAGAGGACTTGGACTTTTCAGAATACGATCAGGATTGGACACTTGCAAACATAACAGCAAGTTGGAACAATATAAACGCATCAGGTGTTTATTTCCCTTTAATCGATTATGGAAACGTAACGAGCAATAATACTGATTTTAGTTTTAAAGCTTTTAAACCTGCATTATATGTTAAAGAATATCTTAAAAAGATTCAGGAAGGTTCGGGTTACACTTGGGATTTCCCTTTGCTTAATACCAATCTTCTTAAAAGACTGGTTATACCTTCTAACAAAGCGGTAATATCAAATCCGAGTAGCAATGCTTTTAATGCAACTGCCAATGCTGCAACTTACAACACAGACAGTTACCCTGATTTTACAGTAACCACAGCAGGGGATTTTACGTTGGTAGGTAATGCATATAGGTATAATGGTGCTGCAAGTTTACCTGCAACCGTTACACTTGAATTGCAAGGTTCAATACTTGATGTCTTTCCTGATCCACCACCTGATACGAACGTAACGATCAGCCTTCAATTGAATAGTGGAAGTATTGTTAGTCAGACAGTACCAATTGCATTTGAGCCACAGGGATTTTCTGTTAGCTTAACCTACACACATACATTTGCAACAAATGATACTATCAATGCTTATGTAAGCTCTGAGGCTACACAGTATTCAATTTCACAGGGCATCCTAAAAGTAGAAGCATCTTCGGGTGCTGATGTGCCTGTAAACTATGGAGAATCATTGCTGATAAACAATGCAATACCGAAAGGAGTTTTCCAAAGGGATTTCTTTTTGTCAATTTGCAAGATGTTCAATCTGTATGTTTACGATGATCAATATGACACAAACAAGATTAAGATTAAACCTTATATAGATTTTTATGATGGCAGTTTTGTAGATTGGTCCAATAAGATTGACAGATCAAAGTCGATAAGTATCAAGCCAATGAGTGAAATAAATGCGAGATACTATCAATTCAAGTATAAGCAAGACAATGACTATTACAATGAGAATTACAGAAAGAAATACAACGAAGGGTATGGTGATCTTATATACGATACTGAATTTGATTTTGTTAAAGATACTGATGCATCTGAAGTAATATTTGCAGCATCTGTTTTATTTCAGGCTGAAGATAAAGACAAAGTTTACCCTGCTATATATAAAAAGTCTGACAACAATAGTAAGACAGACCCAATGGATTCTGTTATTCGTATTTTACAGGCAAAAAAAATAACAGGAAGAACATCTTACAAAATACAAAATGGTGGAACTGATTTAGCAACATTAACAGTATATGGGTATGCAGGACATTTAGATGATCCTTTTTCACCTACAAATGACATAAACTTCGGAGCACCGAAAGAGGTTTATTTTGAAACAACAACATATCCAACAACGAATCTATTCAATACGTATTACAGCGATTACATGGCAGAGATTACAGACAAAGACAGTAAGCTTTTAACCTGTAATATTCTGTTAAATGCTGCTGATGTCCTGAATTTGAATTTTGGAAAGTTAGTAATGATTGACAATCAGCTTTTCAGGATAAATAAAATTGAAGGTTATAACAGCATTGATTATAACACAAGCAAGATCGAATTATTGAAAGTAATAACAAAAGTATTCTAATGGCAGAACAATTAAATTTACAGGTTAATGTCACAGGTAATGCCACGCAAAGTGTACAAAGCCTTAAAAAAGAATTAAGGGAAGCACAGACACAAGTTGCTGTGTTATCAGATAAATTTGGTGCAACATCAAAACAAGCTGTTGAGGCAGCAAAGAGGGCAGCTGAATTAAAAGACAGAATCGGTGATGCAAAAGCATTGGTTGATGCATTTAATCCTGATGCTAAATTCAAAGCATTGTCATCTTCACTTTCAGGTGTTGCTTCAGGTTATACAGCATTACAAGGTGCAATTGGTTTATTTGGAGAAGAAAACAAACAATTAGAAAAACAACTTTTGAAAGTACAATCAGCACTTGCATTCTCACAAGGTTTACAGGGATTGTTTGAAAGTATAGATAGTTTTAAAAACCTTGCAACTGTAATTAAAACACAAGTTGTAACTGCATTCTCTACATTAAGAGGTGCTATCATTGCAACAGGTATTGGTGCTTTGTCAATTGGACTTGGTTTATTAATAGCAAACTTTGATAAAGTAAAGACTGCTTTATATAAACTTATACCCGGACTCAAAACAGTTGGCGATTTTATCGGTGGTATTGTTGACAAAGTTTCAGGTTATTTAGGATTCAAAGATGAGGAAGTAAAAAAGACTGTTGAATCGAATAAAAAGGTAGTTGATAAAGAAGCTGAAAAAAATAAACAATTAGAAGCTGAAAGAGCAAGAGCAGCAGAGGAAAGAAAAAGAAAGAAAGAACAAGAATACAGAGAAGAACTTGCAAGGCTTGAAAGATTTAAGGAAGATGAGGCTGAGGCACAACGAAGGGCATGGCAGCTTGAAAAACAAGCAATTGAAAATAGGAGTGAGGAAGCAAAGCGAATAGCAAAAGAGGAAAGCGACACAGTTGCTGATCTATTTGCACAGGAGGAACAAGCACAAGCAAATGTTCAGAATCAGAGGAATAAAGATATTTTAAAACAACAGGCTGATTCAAAGAAACTTGCTGATGATACTCTTGCAAGAGAGAACGCAAAAAGAGATGCCTATTATATGACAGCAGCTGCACTTGGTCAATTGTCTGAAGTTGTTGGTCAAACAACAGCAGCAGGGAAAGCATTGTCATTGGCACAGGCAATCATAAATACATACACAGGTGTTACTGAAGTGCTATCAAACAAAACTGTAATTCCTGAACCATTCGGAACGATTCAAAAGGTTGCTTCAGTTGCGACAATTCTTGCAAGTGGTTTGAGTGCTGTAAAGAACATTGTTAAAACCCCTGTTCCGGGTAAAGGCGGTGCAGGTGGAAGTGTTCCGACAGGTGGCTTAAATATGAATGCACCTATTGTGCCAACAACAAGTTCAATAATGACAAGAATTGATCAGTCAAGTATTAATGCACTTGGCAATCAGGCAGTCAAAGCATACGTTGTTGAAAGCGATATGACTTCAAGTCAAAAGAGAATTGAGGCAATTAAACAAAAAGCTAAATTCGGTTAAGTAGAAACTTTACAACTTATTAAACATTTATGATTATGGAATTACCATTATTTGAATTAATGATTTCAGAGGATGTCAATGATGATGCTGAAGTCAACTTTGTGGCATTGGTGGATAGACCTGCAATCCAAAAGAATTGGAATGCTTTTAAAGATAAAGTTAATTTTGAAATCGTTTCTGAGGAAAAGCGAATTATCAGCGGTCCTCTTATGTTGGCTGATACTCCAATTTTTAGGAGTGATGATACTCATGGTGACTATTACGTTACTTTCTCTAAAGATACTATTCTCAAAATTGCTCAAAAGTTTTTTAAAAAAGGCTATCAAGCCAATGTAAATGTCGAACACAATCCCGATTATAAGGTTGAAGATATAGTGATGTTTGAGTCATTTATATCAGATAGTGAAAGGGGAATCCCACCAATGAAAGGATTTGAAGATGCTCCCGAAGGTTCATGGTTTGGAAGCTTCAAAGTGTATAATGATGAGGCATGGGCAAAGGTAAAAAGAGGAGAAGTGAAAGGTTTTTCAGTTGAAGGTATATTCGAATACAAGAAAGAAAAATCTAAGGAACAAAAGATGATTGATGATATAAAGGAAATTTTATCATCGGTTAAGTGGTAAACAAAAGTATTAATTCACATTTAAAATAAAAGTATGAATCCGAAAGACGCAATACTAAAAATTAAGGCATTGTTCGAAGAAATGCCACAAGCCGAAGAAAAGGTTGAGGAAGTGAAGGCTGACTTCGCTGAATATCAACTTGCTGATGGCACAAAGGTTATGATTTCATCAATGGAAATTGGCGGTGAAGTTAAACTTGAAGATGGTTCATTTGCTCCTGATGGTGATCATCAACTTGCTGATGGTTCACAGATTTCTGTTTTGGGTGGTAAGATTACCGAAATTGAAGCTGCTGAAAAGCCTGAAGCTGATATGCCTGAAGTTGAAGTTGAATCAAAGAAAATGGAAGACAAGATGCAAGAAATGTCTGAACAATTCGCTGCTAAAATAGCAGAATTGGAAGGCTTAAATAAAGCATTGAATGAAAGGATTGAAACTATGGAAGCAAAAGCCAAGCAAGGTTTTAGCCAAGTAGTTGAACTCATTGAAGAAATTTCAAAAGTTCCCCAAGCTGATCCGATTGAGCAACCTCAGTCATTTAAGTTTGAGGCAACAAAAGACATTAAGTTTGACAGACTTAATAAATATCGTAACGCAATTTTAAACAATAAAAACTAAGAAAAATGGCTTTTAACGTTTCTGCTCTTGCAGATTACACAGAACAAAACGAAGCATTGCTTGTAACTTCAAGTGTGCTTGGTGCTAAGACTGCACAACTTATTAAAAGTGCAGGTAACGTAATGGTAGGTGTTAAATCATCTGAAACCATTAATATCATGGACACAGATGCGATTTTCCAAAGCGGTGGTAGCTGCGGATTTACAGCATCAGGTTCAACAACTTTCACACAAAGAACTGTGACTGTTGGTAAAATCAAAGTAAACGAAGCTCTTTGCCCTAAAGATTTGGAAGCAAAGTATCTTCAAAAAGCATTGCCTACAGGTTCAATGTATGACAGCATTCCTTTCGAACAAGAGTTTTCTGATAAGAAAGCTAAAAGAATTGCTGCACAATTGGAAACTGCAATTTGGCAAGGTGACACAGCTTCAGCTAACGTAAACTTGAACAAATTTGATGGTTTGGTTAAGTTGATCGGTGCTGCTTCAGGAGTTGTTGCTGCTAACGATAGCACTTACATTTCAGGTGCTCCTTTGTCAAGCATTACAGCTGCTAACGTAATCAGCATTTTTGATGGTGTTTACAAGGCAATCCCTGCACAGGTTGTAGCTGCTGATGACATGACTATTTTCTGCGGTCAAGATGTTTTCAGAACATATACAATCGCATTGAAGAACGAAAACATGTTCCACTACACAGTTGATGCAAAAGCTGATAGTGAGTTCGTACTTCCCGGTACTTCAATCAAAGTTGTAGCTGTTGCAGGTCTTAACGGAACAAACAAGGTATATGCTTTGAGATTGAGCAACTTGTTCTTGGGAACTGATCTTTTGAACGAAGAAGAAAAATTTGAAATATTCTACGCAAAAGAAGCTGATCAAGTACGTTTCGTATCTGAATTCAAAATGGGTGTGAATATCGCATTCCCTGATGAAGTAGTGAAGTTTATCCTTGCATAATATACAGGGCAGCCTAAAAAACTGCCCTATTTTTAAATAAATAAAACTTTAAACATGGCTTGTGCTCTTACACAAGGCTACTCATTAGACTGTAAAGATTCACTTGGTGGTATAACCGAAGTGTACTTTATGGCTTTTCAAGATGTAGCATCTTATACTGTTTCAGGTGGTGTTGTTACAGCACTTACTAAAGATTCAGGAAAGAGATTCTACAAATATGAATTGGTCAAGGGTACATCAAGTTTTGTTGAGAATATTAATGCATCTGTTGAAAACGGAACTATATTCTATCAGCAGGAGTTGACAATTATTCTAAACAAGCTACAAGCTAACACAAGGAATGAAATCCTTTTGTTGGCACAGAATCTTTTGGTTGCAGTAGCCAAAGACAATAACAATAAATATTGGTATCTTGGATTAACTAAGGGTTTGGACATCACAGGCGGTTCTGCACAATCAGGTGCAGCACTTGGTGATCGAAGCGGTTATTCTTTGACTTTCACAGGTCAAGAAGCTGATCTTTCTCCTGAAGTTGCATCCAACATTGCAAGTGCATTGCAAACTCCCGGTACATAATAAGTAGGTTTATAATGATCATGCCCTGCCTTTCGGTGGGGCATTTTTGTTAAATTCAACTAATCTTGACATTTATTATTGTGATTACACTAACTAAAGGTCAAATACAGAATATATACTTAACATTAACTGAGAAGGAAACCATTTCTTCTCCTAATTATTTATTTGTCTTTGAGCAAAGGTCAACAAATACGGAAGTAAAATTTGTTTTAACTAATGCAAAAGATTTATCTTTATATAAGGATAGATATAATAAGTTCTTGCTTAATGTTAATCAATACTTTTTGAGCAAGTTAAACGGTCAATATACTTATTCTGTGTATCAACAAACATCGGCAACAAATACTTCCACAACAGGACTTGTGCTTTTAGAAAGTGGAATTATGATGCTGCAAGATGAGGAACAGGTTTACACAGAATACACAACAAAGGATACTTATAAAATAAGACAATGAGTTTAGAAAATCAATTTGTATTGGTTCAGTTTGCCGAAGCAAAGCAGCCTGAATATGTTGAAAAGAAAGGCGAAGGTTGGGTTGGTTACGGACACCGTAACGATTATCCGAATTACCTTGTTGAGCTTTTCAATAAGTCAGCAAAGCATAACTCAATCGTAAAATCAAAGGTTCATTATGTTTGCGGAAACGGATGGGTTGGTAATCAGGCTTTTATTGATCAGGTAAACAGAACTGAAAGCTTAGATGACTTGACAAGAAAAGTGAGCATGGACATCGAAATATTTGGTGGTGCTTATATGGAAGTCATTTGGGGTTTAAATAAGGTAGCTGAAATATGGCACATTGATTATACTAAAATAAGGACCAATAAAGACAACACACAGTTTTGGTATAAGGATGAATGGAAAGATAGCAAGGAAAAGTACAAGGTATATCCTGCGTTTAACCCTAAAAACCCACAGGGAAGCCAAATTTTGTACATAAAAGAATATAGACCATATACACAGGTTTATGCTTTACCGGGCTATTTTGGGGCTTTAAATTACATTGAAAGCGATATTGAAGTTTCTAAGCACGTTCTTGGAAATGCAAAGACAGGATTTAGTGCAAGTAAACTTATAACCCTTCCAAACGGTGAACCTTCACCCGATGAGCAAAGTGTTATTCATCGTAAATTCAAGAACACTTATACAGGTGCTGATGGTATAAAGTATATGTTATCTTTTGTCAATGATGCTTCAAGAAAGCCAATCATTGATGACTTAGGGCAGTCCGATTTAACAAAAGAGGACTTTGCAAATGTGGACAGCTTGATTCAAACTAACATATTTAGCGGTCATCAGATTACAACACCTTCGATTTTCGGTATTGCTGAAGCAGGTAAACTTGGAAGCAGAACTGAAATGCGAGATGGTTATGAGATTTTCAAGAATACCTATGTAAACGCAAAACAAATGTTTTTGGAGTCAACATTCAATATGTTGGCAGGATATGCAGGTTATAATGAAAATATGAAGATCATCCCGACTCAACCAATCGGAATTGATTTAACAGAAGCCGCATTGCTTCAGATTGCACCGAAAGAATGGTTGCTTGAAAAGGCAGGTATTGATATTACAAAGTATCAACCTGAAACTGTACAAAATCCTGTACAAGATTCTGTACAACAATCAGTACAGATGTCACAGCAATTTGATTTTTCATCATTGGATGAGTTTGGTGAAAGTAAAGAAAACTTTAACCTATTTAAACAAAGGGCATATTTTCAAGAAACGCAATTGTTTGAAGATGTTTCACAATTGCAATCAAATATCTTGGACTTAATCACAAAGGATAAAAGAATAACACCTGAAGTAATTGCAGAGGTTTTGAAAGAAGATGTTGGTGCTGTAAAAAGAGTGATTGGAATACTTGAAGAAAAAGGATATATAACATCAAAAGAAACATCTATTGGTAAGGGCGATGACAAATCAATCATCATTGAAAGAAAGCTGACTGCACCGATATCCGAAATAGTCGAAAGCATGAAGCCAAAGACAACTGAGTTTTTGATTAGGTATTCATATGAATGGAGGCAGGGTTTCAATGATAGTGATTTAAGCACTTCAAGAGAATTTTGTCAATACTTTGTAACCACTTCAAAAATGTACAGTAGAAGTGAAATTGAAGCAATGAGTGCAAGGTTGGGTTATGATGTATTTAGTAGAGGTGGTGGTTGGTACACAATACCTGACACAAATAGGCACAGACCTTTTTGCAGACATCAATGGAAAGCAAACGTTGTAACAAGAAAATAAAATGAGTTTAAACATATTATTCATATCAGCAGACACAATCAAG